CAATGCTATGTTAACTTAAAGCCAAGCGGTTCTGCTGGCTCATATTCTGGTGCGCTTACAAGCAGACCTAACGTAAGGATAGGCCGCAGGGAAACAGCAGCAACATCGTACTACAAAGGCAACATCGCCAACGTAGCGATATACCGCAGCGCAGATGTAAATGCGATATTAAAGCATAGAAAAATGTTATCACAGCAATTTAGAATACCTAAATAATATTAACAAAAGGAGGCTGATGAAATTGAACAAAATAAATAAGGTTTTAAATTTTGAAATAAAGCAGATAGGGCTCGAGGAAGATAGGGTCCTTCGTTTTGTTGGCAGCGATGAAACGCCTGACCGGGATAGTGACATAATTGAAGTGTCAGGCTGGAAACTGGATGAATACCTAAAGAATCCGGTTTTTTTGTGGGCACATCAGCATGACCAACCGCCTGTAGGGAAAGCTGTCAATGTAACAATAGATGCTGTAAGCAAGAAACTCTTGTTTGACATAAAATTCCCTACCGCCGATGAATATCCGTTTGCAGACACTATCTACAAACTATACAAGGGTGGATATTTGAATGCTACGTCGGTTGGATTCCAGGGTGTCAAATATAAAACGCGTGACGACGATGCTGTAATAGATAAACCCGAATGGCAACGTGGGCGCAGGTACATGGAACAAAAACTGCTTGAATTGTCCGCTGTACCAGTGCCTAGCAATCCTAATGCTTTGCAAACTATACGCAGTAAGGGATTCGAAGATGAGGATATTGATAAAATTTTTGAAGAAGAAAAGTCAGTTATACCATACAAATCATATCCAACAGAACCAGAGGGAACTGAATGGGATGGTCCTGCTGAAATCGCGGCAGCAGATGTTGACGACCTTAAAATTATGTGCGCATGGTATGACTCAGAAAATCCGGACGTTAAACAGTCATATAAACTTCCTCACCACAGGGCAAGTGACAAGCATTTGATTTGGAGAGGCGTGACTGCTGCCATGGGTGCATTGCTTGGTGCAAGAGGCGGCGTTCAAATACCTGAAAATGATAGACGAGGCGTATATAATCATCTTGCACGTCATTACAAGGATAACTTTGACAAAGAACCGCCTGAATTTAAGGAATATACAGATATGGAATTAAAGACTATATTTGAACACGAAGAAAAATCAGGCGCGACTATTTCCGCAAAGAACCGCGCAATGCTTAATGAAATTTGCGAAGGATTAAAAGGATGTGGTGACCGATTGCGTAAATTTATAGACACATCGGGAATGATGGAAGATGAACCACCCGATGATATGCCAATGATGCCCATGATGGAACCTATGATATCGGCAATGCGAACAATAATAGCACAAGAAATAAAATCAGCAATTGAAAATTTTCAAGTGCTTTTATTATCTCAAAAATCAAACAAGGAAATAAACCTTGATGATATAGAGTTTCCAAAGACTGAAAAAGACGCTGCACAAGACGAACCAGAGATCGAACCGGAGGAACTCAAAAAACTTATACAAGAAATAATATCAAACGAACTTAAAGGAGGCATGTAATATGAATCTCGAAGAACTGAAAACCATAGTTACAGATACTGTTAAGGAACAGCTTTCTCCAATACAGGAAAAACAGAAGCAGTATGAGGAAACCCAGCGGAAATATGCTGAGATTTTTGAAAATAAGAACAAAGAACAGGAAAAGAGGGAGCCTGGTTTTACATTTACCAGGGCTATCAAGTGCCTGACTCTTGCAAAGAACGACCCCGAAAAAGCATTGCTTTATGCTTCCGGCGGGCAAAATTCCAGCAAGGGCATGTATCCGGAGGACAAGGAAGTACATGCGCTACTTAAAGCACTTTCAGCGACTACGCCCAGCGAAGGCGGTTTCCTGATTGCAGAACAGTATAGCAGGGATATTATTCCTTTGCTGATGTCTAAAACTGCCGTATTGGAGCTTGGAGCAAGGAGACTTCCGCTGACCGGCGGCAACCTGAATATTCCGAAGCTTACCGGAGGCGCTACATCGTATTATATCGGTGAGAATCAGAATGCAACGAAATCAGAGCAGACATTTGGCAATATCAAATTGTCGAGTAAAAAGCTTGTGACATTAGTGCCTATATCAAACGACCTTATAAGAAATGCTTCGCCCGAGGCTGACGCAATTGTAAGAGACGATATGGTACAACAGATGAGGCTTAAGATTGACTATGTAGCGATGTATGGCGATGGTACAGACTATACGCCTAGAGGAATTAAGAAGTCAATCACTACGGCCAATATAAGCGTAGCTACCGGCACAGGTACTTTGAGTGCCGATGTCCCTGGAACTATGATTGGTTTATTGATGAATGAAAACCTTCCGATGCTTAGCGTTGGCTGGATTTTCAACAGCCAGATTTGGAGTGCATTTTACAATCTGAAAACCACAACTAACCAGTACATTTACAGGGATGAAATGAACCGTGGAACATTGAACGGCTTCCCGTTCAGAATCAGCAATCAGATTACCACAGCAAACAGCACGGCAGGCACGACCTATTTTGATATATTCCTGGGCGACTTCTCCGAATTCTTGTTCGGTGATGAAATGGCCTTTGAATTCATGGCGTCGAACGAAGCATCTTGGTACGACGGCTCAAGCCTGCAGTCAGCATTCAGCCTCGACCAGACCGTACTGAAAATCACGGCGAAGCATGATATGGCACTGAGACACAACACGGCGTTCCTTGTCTACAACTATCCTAAAGCTTAAGGAGGGATGATATATGAGAAGAAAACTTATTGAGCAAGTTATTGAGGCAAAAAATAGTAGCAATTATAGCATGATAGAAACCATGTCCGCCGGAAACACATCCGCGCACGCAAGCGCAAGTTTCGATAGGGAAGGTTATTTATCTGCTAGAATTGCATGTCAGGCAAAAGGCAACACTGGAGCAGATACGCAGGAATTTACTTTCTATGTATACGATTCCAGCGATAACAGTACCTATGCCATATATGATTCAGCAAATGCAACGGTATCAATTGCTCCCGGAAGCTCTGCAGTGATTGACGGTTTCGACGTTGACCTTGCAGGAGCAAAAAAATATATAAAAGTTTATGCTACTGTTACAGGAGCAACCACAATAGCGGCGACTGTATCTGCCGCTTGCATCCTTGGCGATGCGGTTGAAGAACCTGCAACCTAAGAAGGTGATTGAATGAAACCGGACAATGACAAAATGATAAAACCGGATGACAAGAAAAAACCTTCGAGTAAAACGATAGTAACAAAGGGGTGAGCAATCACCCCTAACTTTTAAAAAAGGGGTGGTTATAATGCCCTTAATATTGCAAGCATTGACAACAATGGCAAATACGCGCTTGTATTTAGGGCTATACACCATGACAAGCGTAACAAGCACAGAAACGCTTACACCAGATACGGCAAATACAACCTTTAGCTTCGTGCATACCGACTTAGCACCGAATTATTTTGGAACGTTTGCCGAGGTTTCCGGGACAGCGTCGGATACTGTTTCAACTGCCATAATGACGATTGATTATAGTCTTGGAACAATAACGTTTTCAGCAGCAAGGACAGGCGATATTACCTGTGCATCCTACAAGTATTTTGCATGGGATTACAGCAAAGACAAATTCTTGGAACGACACATAAACAGTGTTTCCGGAATGGTATCAAAATACTGCAACCGCAATTTTATTGCTGAAACATATACGGAATATTATAAGGGGCACGGACGGCAAAAGCTTATCCTGAATCAGTATCCCATAAATTACATTACGTCGGTAAAGGTTGACAGTGCAGCATTGACAGCAGGCACAGACTATGTTACGAGTGACTGTACTTACCTTGACCAGGGAATTATATTCAAAAATAATGGCTGGATATGGTACGGCTACTTAACGGGGCTTGTCGGAGAGCTTACTGCGCCCGTTGACAATATCGAGGTGGTGTATTCGGCTGGGTACACCTTGACGCCAGAAACATCTAGGACATTGCCGTATGATTTGGAAGATGCCGTAATTTCCATGGTAGCAGATTTGTATGGTGAACAGCAAGAAGGCACTGTAGGACTAAAACGATTGACACAAGGCAAGTTAACGTATGAATGGGATTCCAATCCATTGATACAACAATACGTAAGCGTGCTGGATGCATATAAGAAAAGGGTGATTTAAATGCTGCTTGATATTACCGTAACTGTACAAAACAAGACAAAAACTTATGATGCTGAAGGGATGCCTATTGAAGTATGGACAGCGAACCAAACCATAGAACGGGCAAACAAGCAACCGCTTGCCGGTGAAATTGCATTCAAGGAATATGGAATATCTGATGCCGGAATAACCAATTTATTTTTTATGAAAACAAGTACTACAGCACAGGAAGGCGGCAGAATTGTCGATGATGATGGAACTTATGACATCTACCGTATTGAAAAGTATCCGAATCATTATGAAGTCATTGTAAAACCGGTGGTGAGTTGATATGGCAACAGTAGAAGGCAATAAAGAATTAAAAGAACGGCTAAAAAAAATTGAAAAGACTGCCACAAATAATATTGAACAAGCATTAATAAACAGTGCTTTATTTGTTGAGAGGGACGCAAAAATAAATGCTCCAGTGGATACGGGCAGATTGAGGCAAAGCATAACACATAAGGCTGAGAATTTCGGTTCAAACAATCCAGCTGTAACCATCGGGACTAACGTGGAATACAGTAAGTACGTTGAGTATGGCACGTCAAAAGCTCCAGCACAACCGTTTTTGTTCCCGGCTTACAACGAAAATAAGCAAAAAATACTCAAAGAGCTTGCAAAAGCATTTAAGAAAGGTGTTGGTTTATAATGCAAAGTATAAAATCTGCTGTTCTTACAGCGTTACAATCTGCATCAGCATTATCAACACTTTATGGACAAAAGTTTTATTTTCAATATCCACCTGATTTTCTGAATCTACCTGTAGGAAGTTATTTTGAACTTGATAACACAGGCAACTTATTTGCAGACAATCAGGAAATCGGAAGCGAGATTATATATCAAATTGATTTATGGGGCAAGTCAAGCCTTACAAGTTACGCCTTAGGTGTTGATTCTGCAATGACGAGTTTGGACTTTACCCGAATACAAAGCCTTGATTTGTACGAAAATGATTCCAAAATATACCATAAGTCTATGCGATATAGGCTCGATTACTCAGATCCTAATTTTTGACGATGGAGGTATTAAGATATGGCAAAGAAAATTCTTATTGGACTCGATAAATTTCATTATGCACTTTTAAACTCAGACACCACAGCCGGAGTATCGTACCAAACACCAATAGCATTAAAGGGAGCCTTAACTGTTGCATATAATCCCAACTCAGAGATAGCAACACTATTCGCTGATGATGGTCCGTATGATACGGCTGAAACAATTGGAGAAATCGAATTGGAAGTAGGTATTGCTGATATATCCCAAGAAGATTATGCCGCAATTATGGGGCACACTATTACAGGAGGTGTAATGAACGAGCTTGCAACAGACCAACCGGTTGATGTGGCGTTTGGTTTTAGAGCAAAGCGTAGCAATGGTGGGTATTCATATTATTGGTTCCTCAAAGGCAAGTTTTCAAAACCTTCTATGGACCACGAAACCAAAGGCGATTCCATAGGCTGGCAAACTCCAACGATGAATGGCAAGTTTGTCGCCAGAATATATGATGGTAGATATCGCTCAACGACCCGCGATGATGCAGATGATTATACTGCAGCTATCGGTACCACATGGTTCGATTCTGTGTATGGCACAACTGCGGATACGGTTGCTCCGACATATTCAAGCAGCATACCGTCTGCCAATAGTACAAGCGCAACACAAACAACTAATATCACTGTTACTTTCAGTGAGCCCATACTGTCAAGTACGGTTACGGCGGCAAACTTCACAATCATTTGCGCCACTGCTGCAACAACTATTTCCGCTGCACTTACAGCATCAAGCGCAATTGTAACGATGACAATATCTGCATTACTAACAGCATCCACGTCTTACAACGTTGTTATCGGCAAGGGTGTTAAGGATGAAGCGGGGAATAGCCTGTCAAGCGCAGTTACATTCAGGTTTACTACATCATTATAACAGGGGCCATAATGCCCCTGATTTTATTTCAAAGGAGCGTTTTATATGAGAACGTTAATTGCCAAGGATATAGCGCCATTTACTAAAATAATAGCAAAAATGGAGCTTAAAGAATCAATTAAAGAAATGTTTGCAAATTCTGCCAAAGATAAGGGTCAAATGATTTCTGAATTGATATGGGGTATAGTAGAAAATTACTCAAAAGCCGAGCAGGAATTGTTTGTGTTTTTAGCTGATTTGGAAAATAAAACAAAAGAAGAGATTTCGGAGTTACCATTGACTGATTTTATAAATCTCATTACCGAATTATTCAGTGAGAAAAATTTACCTTTTTTCAAATCAGCTGCGAAATAGACGCAGCCGAATTATACGATACAATTTTAAGAAATTACCATGGTATTGATTTTGTCTTGAATATGGAAATACCTGATTTTATAAAACAGTTCGCGAAGTTAAAAGAAAAAGAACTTGAACAACGCATATGGGAAATGTGGATTGTTAAATTTCCTTGGATGACAAGTGAAAATTTTGTTTCATATGAAGAAATGTTAAATACAGCAAAACAGCAAGAGATTAAGCACGAAACGCCTGTAAACGGTGTCTATATCGACCAGGCATTTTTCTAAGGTGGTGGGATTATGGCGGCAGAAGATATTGGCTCTTTAGTAGTAAGAATAGAAGCAAATCTGAGAAATTTTGAAGATGGCGTTAATAAAATGAATAATAAAATAAGTGGTTTTGGCGATACCGTTAAAAAAATTGGCAAAGTAATTGCAGGAGCATTTGTAGTAAAAGAAATCGGCGCATTTTTCAAAAGCACAATTGAAGATGCAGCAGAAGCAGAAGCGAATTTAGCTCAATTGGATAATGTTTTAAAATCCACCGGTGGCGCTGCTGGAGTAACTGCCGAACAAGTAACAAATTTTGCGTCAGAGTTACAAAAAGTAACTAAATTCAGTGATGACCAAACCATTTCAGGCCAAAACTTGCTTTTAACCTTTACAAAAATAGGAAAAGATGTTTTTCCGCAAGCAACAGAAACCATGCTCGATATGTCTCAGGCATTAGGGCAAGATGTAAAAAGTTCTGCTATTCAATTGGGAAAGGCTCTAAACGACCCTGTCAACGGTGTAACTGCATTGAGACGCGTTGGCGTAAGCTTTACAGAAGAACAGCAAAATATGATTAATAAAATGGTTGAATCCGGCAACATTATGGGTGCACAAAAATTAATCCTCAAAGAATTGCAAACAGAATTTGGAGGAAGTGCTAGGGCTGCGGGTGAAACATTTGCCGGAAAGCTTGAACGATTGAAAAATCAGTTTGGGGAAATAAAAGAGTCTATCGGTGGAGCATTGTTACCAGTTCTTTCAAATTTATCTGAATGGTTTATTGGAAAAATGCCTGAAATACAAAATTTTGTTACTACGGCTTTTGATAACATTAAAAATGTCATTCAACCAATTTATGAAACTGTTATGCCGTTATTACAACAAGGATTTCAGTATTTTTATGAAAATATATTGCCACTGTTTTCGCAAAAAATTGGGGAAGCAAGCAGTACCGTTTTACCTCTTATAATGGATGCATTAAAAAATTTAGCAGAAACAATACTTCCACCACTTCAAAGAATATTTGAAGTATTTATTAACGATGTGTTACCTAAACTTGCAGATGCTTATATGTATTGGGTTAAGAATGTATACCCAATTATTGTAGATGCTTTTAATTATATTGTAGATAATGTTTTACCACCACTTATAGAAATAATTGAATTTATTGCAACCGAAATTGTGCCTATGTTAGCAGAGAAATTTCAGGAGTGGATGCCGAAAATTGTTGAAATAGTAAAAAAACTTTGGGAAGGCATAAAAATGTACATTGATCTTCTTCTAAAACTATTTCAGTTTGTATGGCCAACAATAAAAGATGTTGTAAAAATAGCAGTTGATATTATTTCAGGAGTAATTGGCGGCCTACTAAAAGTATTAAGCGGGGTTATTGATTTTTTAACAGGTGTATTTACGGGGGACTGGGAAAAGGCTTGGAATGGAATAAAAGAAATATTTAGCGGAGTTTGGGATATTATTGGTACAGTATTAAAAGGTGCAATAAATTTAATTATAGCAGCAATCAATACTTTAATCCGCGGATTAAACAAAATAAGCATTAAGGTTCCTGATTGGGTAGCAACCTTAACAGGGTTGGCTAAAGGAAGCAAATTTGGATTTGACATAAAAGAAATACCTTTGCTTGCAAAGGGCACTAACTTTGTGCCGTTTGATACCATGGCATTCTTGCATAAGGGCGAGGCTGTTGTCCCTGCGGAAAATAATCCGAGCAATCCAAGTGCAAGTAATCCCGTTGGAGGCGATATATTCAATTTTGCCGAAATGTTCAAAGGTGCAAATTTCTACATCCGTTCGGATAGTGACATAAAAATGCTGGCACGAGAATTCTACAATCTAACAGCAAGCAAAAACAGAGGTTCGGGAGTAATACCCGCAACATAAGGCGGTGATGCAATTTGATTGGATTTTCATACAACGGAATACACAGTAATACCTATAACATAATCGCCAAATCGGTTAACAGGCCAATGCTCCCGGTCCTTCGGAAACGGGAGCTTGTTATTCCAGGGCGGCATGGTGTTTATGATTTCGGAGACAACACCCTTGAGAAGCGCGTCATTGAGGTTGAACTAAAATATATCGGCACAAGCCTCAATGAATTACGTACAAGGGCACGTCAAATAGCGTATTGGTTGAACGGATACAGCGGTACAAAAAAATTGATATTCGATGACGAAATTGATAAATGGTATGTTGCAAAAATATATTCCGAAATAGGATTGCAGAATCTTTTCAAATTAGGGCAATGTGCAGTGCAATTTGAATGTGAACCATTTGCTTACGCTACGTTGGATCAATATGACGAAACATATAGTTATGGTTCCGGCCAGGAATATGATGCAGGGCTTATTTACCCAAATCAAAGAACAGTATATGATTGGTATTTTCTTGCCCCGTTTTTCAATGTCCGACATCCTGATTCAAGGGAGTGGTGCGGTTTTGCATGGAGTTTCAATCCGCACATGACAAGCTTATACAACTATGGCACAATAGAAACGCCGTTCACTATCACGATATACGGCGAGGTTGAAAATCCAAGGATATATCAGGAAACAACAAGCGCAGCGTTCACCATCAGCGCAAACATGACGGCAGGAAGTACAATGATAATTGATTCAGAGAATATGACGGTGACATTAAATGGAGCAAACTATCTACACAAAATGACAGGCAACTTTCTAAATCTGGAAGTCGGAGCAAACGGCTTCTTTTTTTATGGCACAAATCCACATGCAGAAGTAACATTCTCGTGGAATCACAGATGGCTATAAGGAGGTATGAACATGGCAGATACATTAATAAGAGAAGGCATAGCATATGGCAGTCAGCCACTTAGTCCTGTCCCTCAGTATTGGGATGGTTCGAGCTCATACGCAAAAGCACAGGGCGTAAACGGTGCATTAAGGGTAATAAACTACACGTCGGCGGGTGAAACATTTACAGGTACAAGTCCCGGGAGCGTACAATTGACAGCAACATCCACAGTTGTAATATCGGGGACTGCAACTGTCAATTTTTCCGGAAGTGGCACGGTAGCGGTTTCTGGAAATGTTACGGTTGACGTATCAACCATTCCCGTAGTCGGCACGCATGCCAATGCCTGGAGCGCAAATGCTACAGTTTCAGCGGGTGCTACGTCCAATAGCATAGACTTGCGGTACAACTATAGAATTAGTTATTTTGGTTCTGTTACCAATACTGCAAGCATTACACTTGCTTTAGAAGTCAGTCAAGATAACACAAATTTCTATCAGGCGGCTTCAAATGTAATTACAGCAGGTACAACAAGCCCGTTTCATTATTCAACACAAACGGCGGCAAGATACACACGGCTTTCAGTCAGCGGGGTTTCCGCAACAATAACAGCTACTATAGCAGGAAAGTGAGGATGATATTATGGCAATTACAGCTTTAACAACTATTTCAGGAACTATAGATGCTCAACCACTTAATGATAACTTTAGTCATGTAGCATCAGAAGTTAATGCGCATATGGCAGATTATGCAAAATACGTTGCTCAACCTGTTTATAACGTGAAAGACTACGGTGCAAAAGGCGACGGGGTGACGGATGATACGGCGGCGATTCAGGCGGCAGTAAATGCTGCTGTAGGAGCAGGCGGTGGAATTGTGGCTATCCCAAGTGGAACATATAGAATAGTTGCAAACAATCCTACTATTTTAAACCCTAAACGTATTACAATTACAGGTAATAACATAATAATTGTTGGCATAGGAAATCCTTTAATATCTATGGAAGGCATTACTGCAAGTTACTTGACAACCATAGATGATTATGCCTCTTCTGGAAGGGATGTATTTACCGCTTTTAGTTTTATTAGCGTCGACAATTGCCATATATCAGGAATTAGATTTAAGGGAACATATACGGGAAATGAAACATTCAGATACCAGTCGCCCCGGGCAAAGGCTGTAGGCTTTTTGGGATGTGTAAACTGCTCAGCTGAAAATTTATATGGGGAAAACATATTAGGCAACTTGGTTAACGCGACAAATACCTATATTAATTATGATGCCCCATTTAGAGAATGCGAAAATATTAAAATTTTAAATTGCCATGCCGTACACTGCTGGGAAAACGGTTTTAATTTTATGGGTGGGACAAATAATTGCACTATATCTAATTGCACTGCAAAAACTTGTGCAAATGGATTAGAGTCTGCGTCAGATGGCTTGACTGCTACAAACAATATTTTTAGGCAAAACAGGGCAAGTGGCATTGCGCTAAGTGGAATCAATCAAACAGTAACTGGTAATGTTTGTTCGGAATCTGTCGCATATGAAGACGATTTAGTAACAGTTAAGAACACTGTTGGATATGGTATTATTTTAACAGGCGGCTCAGATGCAATTATTAGCAACAATATTATATCTGATAATACTTTGTTTGGTGTGTATTTATACCCTGGCGTAGAAAATGTAAACATTGAAAATAATATTATTAGAAACAATTCCACAAATGGCGTTAATAATGTATCTATTCAATTAGTGGGTACTTCTGGCAGCATAATAAAAAATGTTATAGTCGCGCACAACCTAATTGAATGTTCGGGTAATGTTGTGGTCAGCATTCCAAACTATACCAACGGACTTAGAATGTTCGGTAACGCGGGCAAACTTGTTAATGCGAGTTCAGCCGTAAGTGTAGCTTCTGGCAGTTTAAATACTTTGATATATGATAACGTATTTAATAAGCCTGTTGCAATGAGTGACCCCACAGGGGCGTATTACAATAATGGCAATTATTATAAAATTACAGATGGAACGGTTGTCCCAACAACTGGTACATGGTTATATGGAGATACAATAGAAAACAGAAGTCCTTCTGCTGGCAACTATACCGGTTGGCGTTGTATTCAAGGTGGAACGATGGGGATTCTTAATGGAGGGGCAACAACTGGCAGCATTGAACTGGGTTCGACAACATTAACCGTAAATAGTGCTACTGGACTTTATGAAGGAGCATGGATTACAATAGCAGGGGTTACAGGCGTTAAGACAGTTGTTTCAGTGAGCGGTACAACTGTTATAATTAATTCAGCAGCTGATGCTACTGTAACAAACGCGGCTATTGCATATAGAGCAGCTGTATTTGCTGGATATGGCAATATAGATTTACAAAACTCCAAAACATATGACCCGCCATCAATTGCAAGTGCTGCCACAGTAACTACTACAATAACAGTAACAGGGGCGGCAATGGGCGATTATGTTATTCCTGCTTTTAGTTTGGATTTATCTGGGCTTGTAATGTCTGCGTATGTATCATCTGCCAATATTGTTACGGTAGTATTTTATAATCCTACTGCTGGAGCTATAGACTTGGGCAGTGGGACATTAAAGGCTAAAGTAATCAAAGCATAATTCGCATTAGGACAATTATACGAAATAAGAAGGTGATACCTTGATAAAAATACTAAATTCATCAAATGAAACATTGGCGATATTGCAAAACGTAGTATCGCCTTTAATTTCTGAGGCTATTAACAGAGAATTTGAATTTAGTTTTTCAACCGTAATTGATAATGATAAATCGGCCCATGTCAATTATCAAAACAAGGTTGAGGTGGAAGGTAACTATTTTAACATTGTCTATACAGAAGAACAACGCACGGCAGAAGGACTATTTATCAACGTACAATGCGAGCATGTCAGCTATGACCTGATAGATACTGTATTTACGGCAGGATTTACGGCAACTGGCCCGTTTTCAGCCGTAGCAACTACGCTATTGAGTGGTACGGGTTTTACGGTTGGCACGGTACAAATCACAGCCAGCCAAACCATAAGCATTAATGAATCCACAAATGCAAGACAAGTTTTAATGCAACTTGCAGCCTTGTACGGCGGTGAGCTGAAATTCGATAAATACCAAGTATCGCTATTGACAAGGCGGGGGGCAGATAGGGGCGTACAATTCAGGTACAGAAAAAACCTTGTTGGTGTAAAGCGCATAGTGGACAACCGCAAAAGGATAGGTGGGCTTCCGACGATAAGTTATTCCGTGTCCGCTGCTGAATTAGAATTTGAACAGGGATATATTACAAAAGGATATAGCAGTCTTGAACATTATGAACTTGGAGATACGGTAAAAGTTATTGATGAAGATTTAAACTTAGAGGTATCATTAAGAATAGTTAAAGAATCACATGATACAGAACAACGAATGCAAGGTACTGTTGAAATAGGTAATTTTGTTGATGATTTGACAGATACGCTTACACAAATACAAACGACTACAGTAGCAAAAGACAATGTTTATAATGGCTGTTCTATAGGCCCGGATTTAGGTTTTGCCGCAACTCGAAGTGATAATTTAGCAAGGGCAATCATGAATGCTACAGATGGAGTGAAAATACAGAAGGGGGACGGCACAGGTTCAAACTGGACAGATGTAATATATCTTGATACCAGCGGTAATGGTACGTTTACAGGATTTATACTTGCTTCTCAATTTATTGGTGGAAGTATTTTAATTGGCGGTACTGCTTTTGAAACTGCTCCTTTTAGCGTCACTACATCGGGTTCTGCTACGGCAGACAATTTATTGCTCACTGGTGGCGAAATACGGGTTGGCACAACAAATAATACCTTTAGATTTGTTGATACAAGCGGCTTGTGGCTTGGAAATGCTTCTTTTGCTTCCGCTCCTTTTAAAGTAACAATGAGTGGTGCGGTAACGGCATCTAATATTGATGTAACTGGAGGAAGCATAAGTGTAGCGACTGATGCATACATTGGCAATAATTTATATTTGGGAACATTAACGGCTGTTGGAACAATAAAAACAATTTATTTCAACGATAATATGAATATTGCTGCTGTTGATACTGCTGCGTGGACACTAGAATTAAATTGTGGATATTTGGAGTTTATAGGTAGCATAAGGGGAGACTGGGCATTTTCTGCCGCATATGTATCGGGCTTAGAAAACAGCGGGTATGTAAAAGGGACAGGTGTAAGTGGAAGTTTTACAACTGTTGATGGGAAAACAGTAACGGTAGATAATGGCTTAATAACGAGCATAGTATAAAGGAGAAATTTGCTTTCTTTAGTCTATTCTTTGCCATACTGCACTTCCGTCTGGATATGTTTTGGCTTTCTCGTATTTTGATTGACCAAAATTATATTTGCCATTTGGGTCAACTCCAGAGCCAGCAGTAATTATTTCGGGATTAGAAATCATATTAAGTATTTTACTTATTCTTTCGTACTCCTTTTTTGTTTCTGCTTGAGCGAGTGCCTGTTCAACCAATTCAATGAATTCGGGAGGAACACAGTATTTAATTTTATTAATCTGGACAGTGTTAACTTGTGCAAAAACCGGTATAATGGATACAACCATGATGATAATAATAAGTCCAAAAATAATTTTTTTCATAAAATCACGCTCCTTTTGTTATATTATATAATTATTTTACAAAAATGCAAATAATATTGTACGTTAAAATAACTTGTTATATAATTGTAACAAAAATGGAGGCGAGCATATGAAAAAGTTTTTGTGCGGGGTTTTAATAGGCATCATTGTTATGATATCTATTACTGCTTTAGGTGCAAACATTATTCACAATTCTTATTTTAACAACGAAATAAAAATTGAAGTAGACGGAAAACAAGTAGACACAGATATTGTAACAGTTGAATTGCAAGGAGAACAATACGGCAAAAATTATGTAGCTGCAAGAGATTTGGCTGAAGCGATGGGCGGGAATGTAAAATGGGACGGAAACAACAAAAAGATAATAGTTGCAACTGGGCAACCCACAACAAGCCATAAGGTTGTAAGAATCGTAGATGGAGACACATTTGAAATCAAAGGCGGGCAAAAAGTACGAATGATAGGAATTGACACGCCGGAGAGTGTTCACCCAGATGCAGAGAAAAACACAGAATTTGGTAAATTGGCTTCTGAATTTACAAAATCAAAAATTGAAGGCAAAAATATAAAATTAGTTAAGGATGTATCAGAAACCGACAAATATGGAAGGTTGCTTAGATATGTTTATCTTGAAGATGGGACATTTTTCAATGAATTACTCGTGAAAGAAGGTTATGCAAAAGTATCTACATATCCACCTGATGTAAAATTTGCTGATGTTTTTGTCAAAGCAGAGCAGTATGCCAGAGAGAATGATAAAGGATTGTGGGGGATAACTAAGACATCTCAAACCAGTACAAGCGATACAGAAGCTGAATATCAATATGTTGGGAGCAAAGAAAGCAACAAATACCATCTTCCTACGTGTACGTGGGCAAAGAAAATAACTGCTGAAAATTTAATTAAGTTCAAAGATAAAGAAGACGCAGAACAACAAGGTTATGAACCTTGTGGAGTTTGTAAACCATAACAACGAAAACAATAAATTAAACCCCAAAGCCCGAAGGTGCTTGCACACCAACGGGCTTTTTCATTCCCCTCACAAATTGCACGGATAGTGAAGGGAATTATATTATACACCCCGTGACATCATTTGTATATAGGAGGAATGGACTATGGCCGATGAAATGCAAAAAGTAATACAAGAAATACTCGAAAGGGTGGTGAGGATCGAAACAAAGATTGAGAGTTACAACGGTTTGCGGGAAAAGCTCGATAAAGCTTATGGAATGTCGTACAACAACCGGGACGATATCACAGAAATGAAAGACAACCAAAAGTGGCTATGGCGTACCGTGATAGGCGGCTTTATTGCGGGAGTAATAACCTTTGTTTTCAAGTGGGGTGGTAAAGGGTGAAAGGATTTGATTGTAATTGTAAAGTATCGCTTGACTTGGCAAAGAAATTCAAGCAGGACGGCTATGAATTTGCTATTAGGTATGTCGGCAGGCTTAAGCAGGCTTCATTTGACATTGACAAGCAGGAATTGCAGGACATACTAAAAGCCGGCTTAAAATTGGGCATAGTCCAGCATTGTCCTGGAAAACCTGGGATACTTCCGAGCAAGGACCTGGGAACGACCTACGGTAAAAACGCCGCAAAATTCGCGCAGGAAGCAGGATACAAAAAGGGCTGTATTATCTACCTGGACCTGGAAGATGTAAATATCGAGTACAGGAACAGAAAACAGGATATTATTGATTACTGCAATGCATGGTATGAGGAAGTTAAGGCAGCAGGATATACGCCGGGGATATACATAGGTTTTAACTGTTTTCTATCCAGCAGCCAACTATACGGGAGCTTGAAATTTCAACATTATTGGAAGTCACTTTCCAGCGTACCGGATATAGCAAGACGCGGGTATGAAATGATACAATCGGCAGGCGGTATGGTAAATGGCATACAAATAGATAACAACGTTGTAACAGGGGACAACTTGGGGAACCGGCCTATTTTTATGGAAGCTGAAAAGAAGTTGTTGCACATAATAAATGTTTACAATGATGGAAGCATTGAGGTGAGGGAGGTGTAATCTATGTGGAAAAACTTTTGGGACGGATTGAATATCCGTAAATTCATCGGCATATTGCTCATAGTCGCATATGTTGCATACATATTCACGACCGGCCAGGATATGAGCATTAAAGATGTCGTGCTTATTATTATAGGCTATTGGTTTGGCTATGCAAATGGACAGAAAACCCCGGTGTAATGCCGGGGTTTATTTTTTTATGCCCTCATATAAGCGTCTGCGCATTTAACAAGATCATCGATACTATAATTTTTATATGTTCTATTTATCTCGAAGTTGTACATACTTTCATTAAATTCTTCGGCTTTTTGTCGTTCTATTGCCAATTTCAATCGTCGTGAAAAGTCTGTTTTAAGTCCTATTAACCGCATAGCTTTTAAAATCCCTGTCGTGGCATCTACAAGATAAATCTGCAGCCCAAATCCCGCGCCTTCCTGTAATGGTTCAAATGTAAACGGTTTAGAGATGTGAACCGAATATGGTGCATCTGCCCACGACGAACTGCCAAACCTGCACAAAAAGAATATTACCGGGAGTTTTTCATAGAACGCAAATTCTGCTCGGCCCTTCTTGACTTCTTCTATTTCTTCAGATGTTGGTCTATCATAAAACAAGATAAGCACAGGGCCGCCCTGCTGAAAATCAAAATGAACACCCTCACTAAAGCGTGTCTTTCCTTCAATAAATGGCTTACCTACTTCATATTTATACAAAAATATTCTCCCCTTTTTCAATCCTTTCCTTAAGTATTTCCAGGGCTTTATCCACAATCCGGCTTTGCGGGATGCCTGTCTTTTTACTGTACTCTATTATAAACTCATCAAGTTCATTCGATATTGTTATGGTTCTATGCTTTCTATTTTTCAAATCCTTTATCCCCATGGTTATCACCTCTATTTTTATGATACTATATATTATGCTATACGTCAAATAAAAAATCAAAAATATTTAAAAATGTGCTTGACGTATAGCATAATATATAGTATATTATATATGTAAGATAAATTTGGAGGTGCGGAAAATGGTACAGGAATTTATATGTGAGGTGTGCGGGCAGAAATACACAAGACCTACATATACAGCTACGAGTACAAAGCAGACTAAGGAATTTTGGAGAGAAAAGGAAGGAACAGTATTTGGTAAGTGCTACGACTGCTATAAAAAGGAGCAGGAAGAGATGAAAAAGAAAGCCTCGGAAGAAGCAAACCTTCCAGAACTTTCAGGGTCAGGAAAACAGGTTGATTGGGCAAGCAAAATCAGATTTGAAAAATACGAACAAGCCAAACCATATATGAAAGGATTAAACTCCAAGGGCATAGAGGTATACGATAGATTATTTGGCATGACCGAGGCAAGGTTCTGGATAGACAATCGCGACAAGAGTCTTAGAGACCTTATGGCAAAGGTTGCTTCCATGGCTCCGGTCGAGGTTGAAGCCGAAATTAAAGCGGAAGAGGAGAAGGAAAAACAGGCAAAGAAGGAAGTGCAGAAAAAATCCGTATTACAGCCTGAAAATCCCGCTGATGAAACGCCGGTTGAAATCAAAATCGGTAATGACTCTGTAGCAGTGATCTCAAAAAAAGATGATAGAATCATAAATATCTGCAAGGAGTTAAGCTACGAGTGGAAAGAGGGTACATGGAGACGGAGCATGACTTATAGAACCGGCTCTGCCATCGACAGAGCTGCGGAAATAGGGAACAAGCTTTTAAGTGCCGGTTTCCCGGTGCTTATAGAGAACTCCGAAGCCGTAGAAAAGGCCGTGAATGCAACATTTGAGCCGGAATATACAAGATGGATATCAATATCCAAAGTCGAACCAAAGAGATTTTTCATAAACTGGAAAGGGCGTGATAATAGGATATACGAGACAGCCAAGTCTCTGCCAAAAGCCAAGTGGGTAAGACCGAATGTGGAAGTATCAATCAAGTACTTCCGGGAGGTTGAGGAATTCGCAGAATTGATGGGATTCAGGTTTAGCCCGGGAGCTCAAAAGGCCATTAAGGAATACAAAGAAAGTCTGGAAGTGAAGCAGGTCAACCCGGGAAAAGCTCCGGAAATTGAGCATCCGGACGGATTGAAAAAGATACTGGAATCTGATAATAATATAATTGAGGATTTGAAGGATTGAAGAAGGGGTGTGTTAAGCATGTTGGAAAGCAAAAGTTATTATTTCTCCAATGAACGTGGAGCAGCGCCATACGGATGGTGTGTAAAGCTTGTTGTTTGCGGCTGCAATAGAGGCTTGATTGGCTGCGATACAAAAGCTGAAGCTCAAAGGTGGCTGGACTGGGCCTTGGACGAACACAAAAACGGAAGGTATTTTAGCGATTATCCTATATTAGAATCAGGAATTTATTACGCAAAGTAGGTGGAGTTATTATGCAATTTAAAACCGCCCTACTCCCCCACCAACAACCTGCTTTTGAAAAGCTCCGACACCTCAAAGTCGGAGCGCTGTATATGGAGATGGGTACTGGCAAGACCCGCACTGCATTGGAACTTATTGCGCTCCGGCTGAATGCAGGAAAGGTAGATCATGTCCTCTGGCTGTGCCCATGCTCCGTCAAACCTACAATAAATGTGCAGTTGTTTGAGCATGTTGACAGTGATACCAGCATGTTTACGATTGAGGGGATTGAAAGTTTATCGCAGTCCGACAGACTATATCTTAAACTGTTAGACTTAGTGGCAAGCAAAAAGGTGTTTTTAATTGTTGATGAAAGCAACCTTGTTAAAAATCATTTTGCAAAGCGCACGAAACGGATTGCAGCACTGGCAAAGACCTGCAACTATCGGCTTATCCTAAACGGGACACCAGTCAGTAAGAATGAAGCTGATTTATTTGCACAGTGGTATATACTGGATGAACGTATATTGGGTTATCACTCATTTTGGAGTTTTGCGGCAAACCATTTGGAATATGATGAATATGGAAAAGTCAGGCGGGTCCTTAATGTTGATTATCTCTCCAGAAAGATTGCTCCATACTCGTATATCGTAAATAAAGATGAATGCTTTATGCTTCCAGTCAAACGATATCGAACACACTTCTTTCAACTTACCGAGGAGCAGGGCTGGGCGTATTCTGCGGCTAAAGACTGGCTTTTGTCTAATGTTGACGAGTTTGACAGCGCGACAATATATAAACTATTCACAGGCTTGCAGCAGGTAACCAGTGGAAACGGTATAATAAGTATAAACCCACTTAGACACATCCCTCTTTTCGACAATCCACTGAACAATCCACGGATTGGGGTGCTCCTGGGCGAAGTAGACGGGGTTGACGAAAAGATAATTATATGGTGTAAATATAAGAGTGAGATTGAAGATGTCAGCAAGGTGTTGAGAGATAAATACGGGGCGGCAAGCGTGGCACAGTTTTATGGAGAGGTCAACTTGAAAAACAGGAATGTCGAAATGGAAAAATTCCGGAAAGATGCACAATTTTTGATTGCTAACAAAACCTGCGGAGGATATGGCCTAAACTTGCAATTCTGCCACTACATGATATATTATAGTAATGATTTCAATTGGGCAACCAGGGCACAGTCAGAGGATCGCGTCCACAGGCTGGGGCAGGATAGAAATGTGAGGATAGTTGACATTTGCGCCGATAGCAAAATTGATGAAAGGATACTTGAAAATCTGAGCCGTAAGGGTAACTTATGCGATTGGTTTAAGGATGAGCTTAAGAAAAACAGGGACAACATAGCCGCATGGCTGGACGGAAGGGGATATTTGCATGATAAGGATAGGATTGGGGCCGAGGGAAAAGCAGAAGGTAATTGATGAATATTTATCCAGAAACAGCATCAAAAAAGTATTCTGCTTTTATTTCAAAAGCTTCCCGGCGAAGTATAAGACGAATTGCGATATTGAGTATATTGAGTATGCCGACATAGAGATGTATAAGTTTTTTTACCGGCTATTGGAAGAGATCGGCAACGACAGTCTGATTATAATAGATGGATGTATGAGGACACAGAATCGAAGCGAACTGATTTACAACTGTGCTCATCACTATTTGAACCAGACGCCGCATAGAATTATATTTGAGTTTTTTCCCATCATCGATACTAAAGATGATTTTATGATCCTTCTGGATTTTGAAAATAAGGGGAAATACAAAGGGAAGTCATTTGACTACATATTCTTGCACCAGGAAGACATAAAAATCAAGCCTCACAAGGTCAAAATGGATCTTGTGCCTGTGGAAATTACCGAGGCAGACAAGGCCAAATATGAGGCGAAAAAAGAGGAGCTATTCGACAAGTTAGGCAACAAGGACCCGGATACAATTCCGAGAACGCTGCAATTGCTGGCTGGTGATTTCAAAAAGAAGGCTATTCGGACCGACAAGTTGTATGTGGCCAGAAATAAAAGATTCAAACTGGGCAATGTATTCTCATATGATGATATAACCGGCAAAGAACAGTATATTATTATAGATACCCATTACCGCCGGTTAAACATGAATGATTTTTTAAAAACAACCGGCATGACTACATTAAAGTATTTGTGTACTACACTATCTATTGATTCAGTTATTATAAACGAATTTTCTGAGTGGAAAGCGAGGTTGGACGCCATTTATGCTCAGGCAAATTTATATAAATAAGACAGTCGATGTTGCTGCCAAGGAGCGAATTGCATACATATTTGATGAGTTTGAAAATATTATTGTTTCCGTCAGCGGAGGGAAGGACAGCACTGTATTGGCCTATCTGGCATTGCAGGAAGCGCATCGGCGAGACAGGCGAATAGGCATATTCTTTCTCGATGAAGAGGTCGTATATCAAAGCACAGTTGACCAGATTCGTTGGATCATGAATTTGCATCCAGAAAACACAGTAAAACTATGGTTTCAGATTGAATTTAATTTAACTAATGCAACATCTATTGAGGAAGGACAGTTGAAATGTTGGGAGGCTGGAAAGCATAAAATCTGGATGCGGTCAAAGGAACCAGATAGCATACAGCATAAGCCCTGGGACAGGGAAAAGGAAACTATAAGAGATAAAAATAAGGGCTTTGGATTTTATGATGCTATTGAAAATTTTAATAATTCCAGGCGCAATACAGCGTTTTTGGTGGGATTGAGAGCTACAGAGAGTCCAAATAGGTGGCGCGCCGTATCTAAAAATCCTGGATATAAAGATGTGTATTGGGCAACCAAGATGACAAATGGGAATGTTACATTTTATCCGCTTTATGATTGGAACTTTCATGATGTCTGGAAGTATATTTATGATAATAAGCTCCGCTATTCAAAAATTTATGACTATATGTATAAAAAAGGCATGGGATTGCAGGAAATCCGAGTTTCCAGCTTGATACATGAAAAATCATTCAAGGCTCTCGTGGAGCTTCCGGAATTTGAGCCTAAAACCTATAATAGACTGCTCAACCGGATTAAAGGAATAAGTGTTGGACACATTTACGGAAAGGAAAATTTGATACTCCGTGCCCGTAAATTGCCTAAAAATTATTTATCCTGGCGGGAGTATCGGGATTTTCTGCTTGACACTTATCCGGATGAAAGCAAGAAGCATATATTTGTAAAACGGTTTACTCATCAATTGGATAACAATTATGTTGCAAGGCAACAATGCCGGCAGCTTATATTAAATGATTATGAAAACAATCTACCTATCGATAACGGACCAGATCCGCGAGAAGAAACAATAAAAAAATGGAGGGAATTGTTATAATGCAAATAAATACAAAAAAAGGACCAATAAATCTTCCAGTTATGGAACCTAAAATAGTGCCTATTGATATGCTTCAAGCCAATAACTATAACCCAAACAATGTGCCAAAAAACAATATGGAACTGCTTGAAACATCTATTCTTAATAACGGGTTTTGTTTTGCTATAGTCACTATATGGGACGATGAAACGGGTAAATATATTATTATAGATGGATTTCACAGATACACTATATTCAAGGATTATTTACAAGCCAACGAAATCCCGATCATCGTATTGGAGCATGACATCAAGAAGCGGATGGAGGCTACTGTGCAATTTAACCGGGCCCGCGGAATCCATCAGGTAGAGTTGATGGGAGATTTGGTACGGGCCCTGATTGACCAAGGAGCTTCAGATGAAGAAATAAGCAAGCAACTTGGCATGGAAATGGAAGAAGTATTTAGATTAAAACAAATTACTGGTATCGCAGAATTATTCAAAAATCAGATATACTCAAAATCATGGGTAATGGCGGAGGTAGAAGAAAATGCCTAATTGGGATTATGGTGGAGCTTACTTGAAATATCCTATTCCGGATTCTGGATATGTATTCGACAACGGGAGTATTGTAAAGGTACACGATGTTTTTAATCCTCTTCCGGAATTCATGAAAAATGCAGACTTGATATTTACAGACCCACCGTGGAATCTCGGGAATCTTAATACATTTTACACAAAAGCGGATTTGCCACATATAGTATTTGAGTTCGATAAATTTTATAAAAGGTTGTTTGAGTGCATAGGCGAAATATCCCCGCATACATGCTATGTTGAGGTTGGAAAACAATATCTCGCCGATTTCATTTTTGAGATGAGAAAAATGTATAAATATATTACCTTTTACAATAGCACTTATTATCATAGCAAAGATAAATTATGCTACGTCATACGTGGAAGCCATAAGGCGCGGGCTCCAAGGTTGGACCATATGGATGAAGAAGATATTATAAAATGGATCTGTAAAAACGAGGAATATAATTGCATAGGCGATTTATGCATGGGTAGGGGCTTGGTTGGCTTAAATGCATATAGAAACGGCAAAAGATTTGTAGGAACCGAATTAAATCATAAAAGGTTATCGGTTTTAATTGAAAGTATAGCAAAGGAGCTTGAATAAAGCTCTTTTTATTTCCCCATCAGCACATTTTTGCTTATATCATATAGCAAAATTTTACATTATGCAATATAGGTATATCTCCCTATCCCAAACATAGTGCGGAACATTCATTGCTAAAGCTCGTCTAAAGTTATATAATTATTATGTAAATTTACTCCAAAAGATGAAAATATTTCTGAGACGCACATAAATACTATCAAAAAGCAGGGTGATTACCAATGGGCAATGAAAATTGACGTTTCGATAAATTTATGAAATTGGTATTGAATTGGAAATAGGACAGGCGTATAATAAAAGAACAAATGTTCGGTACAAAAGATAAAATAAAAGGAAGTGCATCACTTTTCACCGGTGTTACTTCCTTTTATCGCCCATTCCACCCACAAAAGGAGGATTGGTTAAAATGCTTTAATTAATATTAACAAAATGTAGTACAAAATGCAATAGTAAAATTTAACAAAATGGAGGGAAATGTATGGAAAACACCAGTAAGGCGTTTGAGGAATTTGTGATGGAAAGATGTGAAAAAATATTAAAAAACGATGATGAGCATCAATCATTGAATTGGCAGATCATTGTTAAAGAAAAAGAGCTATATAATAGTTTAAATAATCATGATATTGATTTATTACAACAAATCGATATGCTTAAAGAAAGACAAATTGCAAATGATTACTGCAAAATATATGTGACCGGTTTTAATGATAGGATAAGCTCTGTTTAAGAATTATCACTAAATTATCACTATTTTTACAAATATAGCGGACTTCGAAATCTCGAAACCCGCTTATTTTGTTGGTCGGAGTGACCTGACTTGAACAGGCGACCTCTTGCACCCCAAGCAAGCACTCTAGCCAAACTGAGCTACACCCCGATAACGAATTATAATTATAGCACATAAAATTTCCGTTGTAAAGCATGAAGAATCAGGAAGGGCGCATATTTTCCTTATGATCCAAAATAGGAAAATAATGTATTACCTGTGATGCGTATTTGTTGGATAATGTGCAATAATGCTTCATCGACTTACAG